GGTAGATATGAGGGAGTTCGAGCAGAAATGGGCCCAGCCTGGAGTAGCCATCGAGGTTGATTTTGATCAAGGGCAGCCAACACCAGTTCAGCCAACTCCCTTGCCGAACGAGTTATATCAGAATGAAAATACAGCTAAGAATGATATTGACCATCAATTAGGTCTTTATGAGATGACTATGGGAAATTCAGCTGTAGCTCCACATACTTACAAAGCTACAGTTAGTCTTGATGAATTTGGTCAGCGAAAAATGAAAAGTAAATTAGCTGATATTGAAGCTGGTCTTAATAGGCTTGGCCAAATAGCAATCCCCATAATGCAACAACTATATAGTACAGAAAAGATTGTAAGATTATTACAACCTAATAATAGTATAAATGAGTATGTTATAAATAAGAGATTATTTGATGATAAGTCTCAAGAGATTAAAGTATTAAATGATATAACCATTGGAAAGTACGATGTTGTTGTAGTTACAGGATCTACTCTACCTACAAATAGGATGGCACAGCTTGAAATGTATATGGATGCTTATGAAAAAGGTATTATTGATAAGCAAGAAGTTTTAAAGAAAACAGAGGTCTTCGATATGGAAGGCGTTATGCAAAGAACAGATTTGATACAGCAGTTGCAAGGTCAATTAGAGCAAGCAACACAGACTATCAAAAGTATGCAAGGCGACTTGCAGACAAGAGAGCGTGAAATTTATCACGCCAAAATGAAAGCCGAAATCGAAAAAACGAAGTCTAATTTGAAGGGAACTGAAAATAGGGCTAAAATGTCTGGCACTCTATTCGAGAAACGCCTAGATGACGCTTTAGGGCAAGTTAAAAAAGAGGTAGCGGAAGCTTCCTCGAAACCAGGTTCACCTTCTTCGAGCCCTAAGAAGAAGCAGCCTAAAAAATAGGAGATATTATGGCAGAAGAAGTACGAGTAGAAACTCCCGTAGAACCTGAAGTACATTCAGTTGACCTTCAGGATCAGGACTCTATAGTAGATGACGTCATATTAGGTGGAGATGCAGATTCTTTTACAGAAGCCTTTGAAGGGGATAGTGATGGAGAGGCTGTAAGCCCTCAACTACCCGAAGAAGAACCATCTGTAGAAGTTAATCAGAACAATGATGAAGTAAGATACCAATATTGGCAATCACAGGCTGATAAGTTGAAGAACGAGCGTGATCAGTTGCAGCAACAGTTTAATAGCTTAGCTACGCAACAATCAGCTCCTCAACAACAAGAGGCTGAGCCAGTAGAGGAACCTGAACCAGAATTTCCAGACCCACCAGAGAAGCCGCAACAACCTTATAACTTTTCATTAGATGAAGCAATGTCTGATCCATCATCTGAAAGTGCTAGATATGTTCAAGAAGAACAAGGATGGCGTGATCAAATGGATGAGTATAAGACTATGCAGTTTGACTATCAAATGGCTATGATGAAAGATGAGCGTGAACAGTTACGCAATGAACGTCAAGCCGATATTCAGCGTCGTGATGCAGAGGCTCAGCAGGCAGAACAAGTAAACAGTGTTAAAAGCCATGTTATGAATCAATATAAAGTTGATTCACAAACAGCAGAAGACTTTGTTAGAGTTATGTCTGATCCTGAATCTATTAGTCTCGATAATCTTTGGAAATTATATGCATCGGATAAAGGATATAGTTCCCCTTCACAACCAGCAGCAACTCCTTCAGGGGAATTTCAGCAGGTTAAAAGGGCACAGCAAATACCTCCTTCGATGGGTGTTATGCCTTCTCAAAGTAGACAGAACGAGGGTTCTATAGAAGATAAGATCATGGACAGTATGATAACTGACTATGGTAAACAAAACCCTTGGGATTAAACGGAAACTAATTGGAGTTATAAATGGCAAACGTATATAGCATATCCAGCGGTGCTGGAATGAAGTCCTCTTCAGTTGATCATTCAAGACGGATGTTCAACTTTGGAGAACGTGTTGCTGAACTCGCTCCAAAGCAGTCTCCATTCTTTACATATTTGTCTAAAGTAGCGAAAAAGCCTACTGATGATCCTGTTTTTAAATTTTTAGAACAGCGTCATCAATGGCAGCGTCGTAATTTTCAAGTGAAGACAGCAAAAACAACTGGTGCATATAACGCTAGTAGTTATACTGGTTATAATATTACTGATCTTCAAGTTGAATGTCTTTATGACGAATATGGTAGAGTTGTAACTACAGCTACACAACCTAAGTTCTTACTAAAAGATCAAATGGTTGCTATTGGCTGTGAGTATGATGCAGATGGTAGTGATGGTAGTGATATTGCTGCGGTTGCTTATTATAAAATAAGTGCTAACCCAGATACTTCTACTAATGCTGCTTATACGCAGATTACTGCAACTTTTATCAAGGTCGTATATGTACCTACTAGTTCTAACTCTGGTGTAATTACTACTCCAGCAGATGCTAGTAAGTTACGTATTGATGCTGGTAAACTAGGTCAAGTTGTTGGCTCAGCTTTTGCTGAGGGTTCAACTGATCCCGAAGGATGGAAAGACGAGTTTTACGATAGAGAAGGTTATACGCAGATTTTTAAAACTGCAATCTCTTTATTTAGTGGAACTTCATTAGCTACCCGCTATCGTGGTGTATCTAATGAGTACAAGCGAGTCTGGCAAGAAAAGTTAATGGAACACAAAATGGATTTAGAACACGCAATGTTGTTTGGTATTGGATCAGATGATTCTACCGCAACAGGGCCTGTTAGACGTTCATGGGGAATCGTACCTTACACAGAAGCTTATGGTAAAATTAAACACTTTACTTATGCTGGTTCGGATTACGATGACGTTATTGATGCAATGGAAGATGTTTTCTCACCTGAATCAGGTAATAGTGGAAACAAACTTGTACTTGCGTCACGTAAGGTCTTAAGTTACTTTAACAAGCTTGGCGGAAACTCTTTCTTAGGAAACACAATGGCACTTGGACACACTGCTACATCTAGCGGTGGTTCAAATGGTTATTCCGTAGACATTCAGAATATTAAAGGTTCATTCGGACACAATGTAACACGAGTAAATACTCTTTACGGTGACTTACACTTGGTCGAGCAACCATTATTCAGAGGAATGTGGGAAGACTACGCTGTCATGGTTGACATGAAGAATGTAGCATACCGTCCGTTAGCTGCTAATGGCACATCGAGAGATACGCACATTATCACTAACGTGCAGAACAACAATGTTGATGGAAGAAAAGATATGGTCATGACCGAAGCTGGTCTTGAGATTTCTTTACCTGAAACTCATACCTTGTTAAAGTTCGCATAATTCAGTAATTTATAGGGGGCCTTTATGGCCCCCTAACTGAAGGAGAGATTTATGAAAATTGTAACTAGTGTCGGTATCGGTGGCCCTTGGCAATCTGGAAAAGAAGAAGTTAATAACAATACCAGGCGTCAGCAGAATACTAATACAAAAACAAAAAAGGCTAAGAAGAAATGAACAATGCAGTTGCAACAGTAATTGTTAGTGCTATAAAGAATAATAGGAAAGCTGTTATAAAGCATTATGCTACTAAGTTGAAAATGTCTGAAAAAGCTTTAAAGGGTATAGCTAAAAGAAAATATAAAAAGATTCCAAAAGCTAAACCTATGAGTAAGAGAGAGAAAATGGCTAGAACTAGGTTAGGACAAGAAGTCTAATGGCTTTTAATACTGAAGTCTCTTATTATGCTGGAAGCATAACTAATAAAGATACACATATAGCTAAGTTTTTAGTTAATGGTGTTGAGTGGGTTATATCTATGATTGAGAAGACTAATCCTGATATGCTGCCATTATTTGCAAAGACTCAAGTATTAAATAATAGTGCACCTACCTTAACCTTAGCAACAAATACTAAAATACTAGATGTTGTAAGAATCAATGCTAATTCAAGTGGAGAGGCTTTAAAATGTAGCCCAATAAACCCAGCGTATAGAAGTAATGCTGCTAATACAGACAGTATCTACTATGCAAGTGTTAATTCTCCAGTGTATTATATTGACAGTACTTCAGGAACTGCTCCTGTATTGACTGTACTCCCAACTCCAGAAGCAACTCAAACAGCAACTATAAGTATGGTATTACCAGATTCTAGTATAGCTGCTGATGCTACTGCTATTGATAACTTCCCATCATCAATGTATCATGGAGTTATTTTATATGCAGCTGGTCAATTACTACATCATAAAATGACTGAATTTAGTGCTAAATTACCTACTGATTTAGATTCGGATACTACAGTATTTGATTCTATTGCTGATATAGGAAAAGTAGCCGCAGTTGGAACAAGCTTACCCTCTTGGAATACTACTAGTAATTTACCTAGTAGTATAACATTAGAATCTAACTTACCTGCAGATTTTGCAGTCGGGACATCTCTACCCACTTTTAATTTGTCTGCTTCACTTAGTGGTGAATATGCAGATGCATTAGATAAAGCTAAGCATCTAATTGATACAACTGGTAGCGTAGGTGGTGATTCGACTGTTACAAGTGTTCAGGGTTGGTTAAATGATGAAGATGAAGAAATGACGCAAGCCACTTTGAATGCAGCGGCTCAAGAACTTCAAAGAGCATCAGCTCATCTTTCAAAATTTCAATCTGATGTAAATAATGAAGTTGCAGAATTTCAAAACGATATTGCTGCTTATCAAGCAGATGTTCAAAAGACTACTGCAGAAGTAAATGCAGCTGCTCAGAAAGTCGCTAGTGAAATAGCAGCAGATCAAGCTATTGAAGCCAATGAAGCTCAAATATACCAAGCAGAAATTGCTAAAGAACAAACTAGGTTTAATGCAGAATTATCTAAGTATTCAGCTGAAGTTGCTAAAGCTAATCAAGATGTTCAATATGAATTAGCTGAATGGAATGCTAATCTTCAAAAAAAGATTAGTCTTTATACTACTATAATTGGTAAATTAACCACAGATTACCAGTGGTTGCAAGGGCAATACCAAGTAGTTAAAGCAGAGTTAAGTGAATTTATGGCACCTTATACATCTCCTGGTAATCTAGATAGTACAGTAGAAGGAGTTAGGCGATGAAACTTAAAGAAATGGTTGAACTAGTGCAACAGCATCATTCTGATCTTGGGGTTACTGAGATAGTAAAGATGATAAATATTGCTCAAGAAGAATATAGCCAAAGAACAAGAATGCTTGAAAAAGCTACACAATTTGATTTAGATGGTAATAATAAACAAAGATATTATGCCTTAGATGAGTCAATTCTTGAAATAAAATCAGTTGATATGGAAGGTGCAGATGGCTCAACTGATCATGTTAATATACCAAAGTTAGTTGGTAGACCAGTTAGGAGAGACTTAACTTAATGGCTACTTTTAAAATACAATATGCAGCTTCTGCTACGCCTATTGAATCAACTGGACTTACAGATAGTAATAATGTTGTTACTTCTGTTCATAGCAGCATAGATAAGGGTGTAAGCGGTAGAAATGAGATATCTTGTAGTACAACTGCTACTAATGTAGCTTATAAAGACTATACTACTGTTACAACAACAACTACTACTTTTGATACAGCTGTAGCTGGAAATATAGATGGGATAGATTTTCTTATGGTTAAAATAAGAGAAGCTGCTAGTACTGGAACACCTAATGTAACTATTGAAATAGGTGGGCAGATAGCATCAAAGCTATTTGGAGTAGGAGATGTTTGTTTACTTAGACCTAGTGGGGCTAATGGTGATGCAATAGAAATATTTTCATCTGCTAGTACTACAAAGGCTAAACTTGATATATTATATGGATTGGAATCATAATGGCTGGAACTTATGTAGATAGTTATAGCAAAAGACACTCAACTCATAAATGGGTATGGTGGACAGAGAGAGATGCTATAGGTATTGCTAAGTATGATCCTGTTGCTGAGAAGTTCTATTCTCCATCAGCAGATCAACATGGTAAAAAGATTACTCTTTTCTATTATAAGAAAGCTACTGCTTTTACAGAGCCTAATTCAGGTAGCTTTTCTTGGACAGCTACCAGTGATTTCCCAGGACAATTTCACGATTATTTAGTAGCTAAGGCTATTGCTCTTGGCTATGAAAAAAAACCAAATCAGTTACCACTTGCTCAATACTTTCATGAGAAATTTGAAAAAGGAGTGAGAGAGGGTAGAAAATACGCTTATCGAGCTAGAGCTGGTACTGTTAAATATGTTAAACCAGTAGATTTTTAAAGGAGGCTATTATGCCAGGATTATTAGATAAAGTAAGAGGATTTGTTGAAGGACAAAAAGAAAATTGGGATACAGCTCGTGAGCGACAAGCTGGGGGTGGAAATAGAAATTCATTCTTAAAAACAGACCAAGAACAAGCTGCTATAGCTAGGGAAAGAGCAGGAACGCTTACCCCTCCAGGTCTTTCTGCTGATCCTCACGTAAATAGAAAGATAAGTCAGGTAGCTAATCGTGCTCTTGCTAGTAAGATGTCATCAGGTGATCCTGATACAGTAGCTGGGGATGCTGGGATGAGTTTTGATCCAGATGATTCAGATAGCGTTCTTGAAATGCAAAGATCATTAAATGCTGCTGGGATTAAAGATAAATATGGAGAAGCTCTTTCAGAAGATGGTAGAATGGGGCCAAAGACATTATCAGCTTTAAGGTCTATGCAAGAATCTAGGGGACAGTTTATAGGCCCAGAAGGTTCTGATGTAAATGCTTTAAATCAAGATTATCAAGAAGATCATGGAAGATTGGCACAAAATAAAAATCCATTAATGACAGCGAAAAACTGGTGGGATAGCTTGACTAAAAGAACTCCAGAAGAAGGTCATATTCCAGAATATAATCCTAGAACATCAGCTGCTGGCCCAGGTGGAAGAATGAATTCTTATGGTAGCAAAGGACGGATGTATTAGTGGCAATAAACACTAGAGCATATGATTGGTCAACGAATAATTTTGGGCTTGCAGAATGGGATGACATTTCTTGGGCGTTTAGCGAACTTGCTGACGGTCAGTACT